CTCCGGCGAGGCCTTCCTTGAAGATCATTTTGACGTCCCGGAGCGCGGGAACCATGTCGGGCCAGTTGGTCGCGCTCACGTCCACGTAGCTGTCAATGTTCGTGAGGCACAGGCGCGGGAAATACGTGTCCGGCGTCGCTCCGTTGAACGCAACAGGTGCCTTGGCGTTTCCGGCGCTGGCGATGATGTCAAGGACTTCCGCGCCCTTTTCCTTGATGCCCTTGACTATGTACTTGTACAACTGGGCCAGGTCTCCGGCACTGGGTGTCCCACCGAGGCCGACTATCGCGTTGTAGACTTCGTCCTGGTGTGCGTTTTGATCGGCCGCGATTATCAGCGTACCAACCACACCGCCGCCGGGGTTGTCGTCTACGAACTGCCCACCGGAGGATCCGGGGGCGGTAGTTTTGTTCATGTGTGCCTCCTATACAACGGCCGTCCGGCCGACAATTGCTAAGCCGACGCGGCCGACGCCGCATCTTGCTACTGTTCCTTCGGTTGGTGTATACGCCGTTGATCCACGGCCGCAAATTGCGCGGCCCACGGTACCGATACCGCAACGCGCTACGTCCGCATCGTACACCACGCGGACTTTGAAAACCGCGTCAAGATGCGCGGGGCTTATGCGTTGCGTCAGGGCAAGCAAATATAAAAAATCCCGCGCATAAGGATAGAATCCGCCAAGGGTGTACTCATGCGTGTCCGTCTCGGTGATGGTAACGTTTGGGAATCGGTTTTGTATCTTGTCCCGGATGTAGCCGATGGTCTGCGCGCCGACGGTTGAGTAGACGGTGGATGCGGCCTGCTGTTTTTCCGCCAGCGTTGACCCGGCGGACATGGTAATCCCTAGCGCCTCAAGCCATAGATCGATCGTCGCATCGGTTGCGGTGGCGGGGCTTGCCTCGGTCTGTACTTCGCGCAGGAATTCGCGGGCGCGGTCAAGGCTTAGGCCCAAGCCGTCAAGTACGGCGCGCATCTGCGTTTCGGTCTTGATAGGCAGTAGCCGCATCAGCATGGTGAGGCTTAGACCGGCCATACGACGGTCCCCAGTTTTACAATTTCCGAATCTGCCAGGGTGTGCTGTTGCAACGCGCCGGGCGTGCCGTCGATTTCCATGGTTGCGACAATTCCTTGAGCGCCCGCGCCAATCGCTTCGGCAAGCAGGCCGGACAGGCTTATAACGTTAGTCGGAAGCGCTTCATCAGCGTACTGCTTTGGGAAACGTCCTAAAAGATACGCCGTCCATGCCGCCTCGATCGCGGAGCGGAGCGGAGCGTTGTCAGGGGTAACGCTGGTCACCGTCAGAGTTATAATGCGCTCCGTCATCGCCGCGGTTACAACCGTAGCACAAAGCGGCTTGCGGTATTCATTTTCAAGGTACGCATTAACCTCGGCGATCTTTGCTCCGTCGGGAATTCGCGTGCCTGTAAGCGCAATGAGCGGGTAGACTGTGACAACGCCGGGGGCCGTGTTGTATGCAAACGCCTTTACGATGCCAGGGACTTCCAAGGCCCAATTGATGTAGTCGGGTATCGCTCCGCCTTGGGGCAGGTTCTTTTGCCGGAATGCAATGCGGGCGCGGAAAACCTCTAAGTCCTCTTCATCCTCGCCGGTGGTAGTGGTGCTTGCTATGGTCGCGTCGTTGTCAACGCCTGACTGCGGGGTTACAAGCGATATAATCGCGCCGTTGGCAAGGTTCCCCGCGTCGCCTGCGGTCAGGCACTCGACGGTAATGGTCGCCGTGCCGGCCACGATGGCAACGTCGGCCTGCTGTTCGTAGACGATACCGCCGGATTGCCAGAGCCAGCCGGCTTGCGTTACGGTGTCGCTTGCGCCGGTTACCGTGGCGGTAAGGACCGCGGCCTGGGCGGGCTTGCGCGTCAAGCCGTATTCCGCTCCGCGTCGGGCAAGCGCTTCGGCGGCGGCGGTGGATACAAAAATCTGATCGTAGACCCATGCCCCGAAGCGGTACATTAGCGCAAGCACACCGGCAAGCGCCGTGGCAAGCACGCGGAAAAAAGCCTTCGGCAAGGTCGGGACGGTCTGGCCGATTTTTGACTCAATGTCGGCGACGATTTGGTCGCGGATGGTAGCGATGGTCGGGATGGTTATCATGCGACGCGCGCCTCCATGGTTGCCCAACTCATTTGATAACGGATCGTCACGGTGCGAGCGGGCTGGGTGATTTCAATGACAAGGCCGAGGATGCCGATGGACACGATAGATGCAGTTACCGTTATTTTGTCCGCTATGCCTTCCGTCTTCATCCAGGCCAGCGCATCGGCGACGTATTTTTCTGCGTCAAGGCGGGTCTGGTTGGTAAGCGTGCGGCGGTAAAGCGATTCAATCTTCGACTCGTAGCGCTCCGATGCGTCGGCGGCCAGGATGTTGCCCCACCATGACGGGCCGGAAAAAAGGGAGAGATAGACCGCGTTTTCTAGGCCTTCGTCCATTACCGGTTGACCGCCTGATATGGATAAGTCATGCGTCGGGTCGTTGCCGACTTGAGTTATCTTCGGGTCTCCGTCTAAAAGCATCACCGCCATAGTACCTCCACAAAAGTATACCACAGATATCGCGTTACTGACAAGTTAGCCCCCCGTCTTTAGCGTCGTTGTTTGCGACGCCGATATGTCGAGCGTGAGCGCTCCGGGTGTGCCGGCCCCGTCTAGCTTTGTACCGAGGGCCGTATTAAGTAAGCCGACAAAAGTTGCCAGCGCCGAGGCCAGCTCCGCATGGGTGCCAAGCCGTTTAGTGTCTCCGTTGATTTCGACCGTGCCGTCGGCGCGCAATTTAATAAGCGCCTGCACCGCGCCGGATGCGTCTGTCGAGTATATCGCCGCACCGCCAGCGTCGAGCGTGATGTCGAGCGTGTAGTTTTCCGTCGCGATCACAATGCCTTCGCGGGACCCAGAGCCGAGCGGTACGAAGATCCCACGCGTGCCGTCGATGGGGCGGGATCGGAATCCGTGCTGTTGGTAGAGCGTGGCCTCACGGGTGGATCCGCCCAGCCCGATACCTTTGACGACTACGGAGTCGCCGGGGGAGGCGCGGAGGCGGCGGATTTCGGCGTCGCTGATTTCGACGATTTCGATTAATCCCATGGTAGCGTCCTTGGTATGGTGCCCGCGTAGGTCTCCGGTACGATAAGCCGCAGTGCCGTGGTCTGACCTGAGTCGGCGTCCATCTTGTGCGTGACGCCCGCAATCAGCCATTTTGATTCGCGGGAAAGCATCGCTCCGGGGGCTTGCAGGGTGATAAGTTGACGCTCCGCCCAGCGCTTGCCGTCGGGGCGCCGCCAGCCGGATATTTGGACGCCGACGGTCATTGAGTCGGCGAATGCTTTTGAACGCTCCCAGGATGCGGCCAGCTTCGGATCGGTCCCGGCGTCGTCTTGCTCGATAAGGCGCGGACGGTAGCGTGTGATGGTCGAGTCGTCCACGCGGCCGGAGACGTCGGAGAATCCGTCCTGCTGGCTTGACACCTTATAGTAGGAAAAGCACGCGGTAGAGTCGAAGTCTGGGTCGACCGACAGGAGCGGGGGCTTTCCTTCGATGAGCGTAGCGATGGGGTCGCGGTTTGCCAGTGCGCGGCCGTCGGTGATGACGAGTTGGCCTTCATAGGAGGAGTTGAGGAGCATATTGCGGGGGCCGGCCAGGGAGGCAAGGAAGTCGTACGGTGGCTGTCCGAATTTGGCGGAGGCGATCTCGATGGCGGGAGTGTCGGCGTCGGCTCGGACGGCGACTCCGAAGGGGCGAGCGAGCTTGCGGGCTATGGCTGCCAGCGTCATGCCGGAATACTCAAGCGGGCCGTCGATGGAGCAATCGACCAGCTGCCCGGTGAGACTGCGCCCCTGGACGTTGAGCGTCCGGCCGTCCGGGCCGGTGTGCGGGGCGACTTTTTCCACGCGGCCGGTCAATACAACATCGTCGCCGATCAAAACTTGCACGTCTTGATATTTGCGCGGGACGAATGCGGCTTTGACGGCTGGGTCTGATGGGTCGAATGGCGCGGTCAAGGAGAAGGCGTCGGCGCAGTTGTCGATGCTCATGCCTATGGTGGCGGCGGTCCATCCGGTGAACTCGCGGCCGTTGATAAGCAGGCGCACTAGGTCAGACATAATACATGACCTCACGGCCTGCCGGGACTAGGCATACCTCGCAACCGATCAGGTGGTTGACCGCTATGAAGTCATCAAGCGCGGCGTCAAGGTCGGGCACGTCGGCGGCGGTGTCGCCGTAGAATTGCGCTATTAAATTAAGCGGCGTTGTCTCTACGTCAAGCGTTATGCGGCGCTCCGACCGTAACGAGAAGGCGCGGTCAAGTAGAGACGACCGGGCTCGGCTTGCGGCGTCGATAAGCGCTGCCAGTACGTCGGGGTCAGGATGGTATCCAGGTACCGCGGCCTCGGCGGCTTCGACGTAAGTCAAAACCGTTTCGGTTATCGTACCCATCGCGTCGGATGCCGCGATCGCATTTGACCGGCTGGACAGGTTGCCGACGGTGGACGCTTCGCACGCGCCGCCGAAGGCGTATAATAGGGACTCCACCGATGCGACGGCCTGCGCATAAGATGCGGGCACGGCGGCGGTTATCGCCATGGCCTGCGCGCGGTAGGCATTGAGCTTGTTGCTGATACTGGTTACGATGGTCGCCGGGGTGCGTGACAGCGTCGCAAGCGCGTTAAACAATTCCAGCGGCGCTTCTATTAGGTCGTCGATTGTGTTGGTGATCGTGCGGGCCTGTCGGCTGATCGAGGTGGACACTTCGGACACTTCCGCGGCAACGTTGCGGAACGCGTCGCCGAAAGACTTCACCGCGGCAAGTACGCGATTTTTAGACGCGACTTTATCGGCGGCGTTTGCCGGGCTGAAACTTTGCGCGGCCTTGGATGCGCTTGCATCTATGGCGGTGTCGGTTTTGTCAACTACCGTTTCCGCATTTGATACCGGTGTAGATGCGGACAGCGGTTTGATCTTTGGCGCCTGGACGAACTCAATGGAAAAATCTACGCGTCCTAAACCCTCGACTAATTTTCGGGACTCCGCCCACGTCGCGGCAATGACGTCCAGATTGCCGAACATAGGATGTTCAAAAGTGCCCGGGCCGATTTCAGACAGCGCCGCGTCCAGCGCGTCGGCTTGCGCATAGGCAAATTCGCCGGAGAAGTAGCACGCGAACGGGTAGCGGCGCGCCTGGTTGCCTTGGTCTTGAACGATGGGTGTGTCTTGTTGCGGCAATTCGTGGACGGCGATTTTTTTTGCGGACGAGCGCTCGAGGTCGTCGAACTGCATGACGATCGTGGCGCCGGACGGGGCGATATAGCGGGCTTGGCGGATGAGGCTATCGTAATCGGGCATTATCTAGCACCTCCCCGCATTGATCCGGTGCGGACGGTGATCGGCGGCGCGGATGGACCTGTGGATCTTATCGACGTACCTGCCGGCGGGTTGTTGAAATTAACGTCCAGGGTGTTGCGGGTGTTGCGCTCGATGGTGCTGGTCTGGCTGGAGATAGGAGCCGGGCCGTA